TCAGTCGGTGTTGATTACTACGTTGCGAGCCTTTTTCTTGCTTGCTGAGAAACATGCAGCTGACTCGGTTCCAACGTATGAGATGAAACCTGCGGCAGTTGCAGCGGTTGTTGCAGCCTGTGTACCTGATGCTAGAGCAGTTAGTACAGCTGAGTCAGTTGCCTTTGCGTAAGCGTTGCTCATCTGGTTTAGCAATTCGGTGTAAAACTCTGGTGATGAACGGTCGATTAGTTCCCATGAAACATCGTTCATGCCAGCGTACTTAACGACAGTGCCTGTTAGGTAGGTGCTGGTCATGCCTGTTTCGCTAGGTGCAGTTCCTTCTGAGGTTGCTGCAACTGTTGGTGCAGTGCCTAGTGTTGGAACGGTGAAAGTCATGCCACTTGATACTAGTGCTTGACGGCTAACAGCGTTGATTGCTGGACGGTCTGCGATGGTGTTTGTGTAAAACTCCTGCAAGTGCTGTGGCAAGGTTAGACCAGTGTTTGTGCTGGTGCTGTCATCGGCTGCTCGAACGTATGCTCGGGCATCCTCATCGCCTGTCATCTGCTTGATGCTTGCCTCTAGGTAGCCTGCAGCAGTGATGTTTAGGCGAGGTGCGGTCTGGATTGGGCTTGATGCCTGTACTACTGGAGCAGCGGCGGCTTCAACCTCAACCTCTGGTGTTGCGATTGGTTGTTCTGACACTTGTTCCTCCTCTTGGATTGTGTCTGGGTCTGCCTCCGCTTCGGATGCAGCCACATCTGTAACCACAGCATCACTAAATGCTGGGGCATGGACTAACGACACCTCCACAATCTTGGCTGCAGTAACTCGCATTACCCCATCCTGAATTGTGTACTTGTCGATTTGTGCACCAACACTAAGGCCATCTCGTAGACCGTCAGCTGCTTCGACTAAAGCGTCAGAGCCTGCTGTTGTGTTGGAAACCTTAAACGTTCCAGTAATGCCCCCCGGGGTTACCTGAAACTCGATTGCTTTGCCAATTGGTCGCATTGCATCATGTTGCAATAGGAATTTAACTGGCTTTGGGTCTGGATTACTAATAGATCCGACCTCAAAAATTACTGGTCCAGCACTGGTGTTACCTGTTTTGCCAAAGGGGACAACGATGCCTGAGATTTGGCGGGTTGCTTCATTGGCTCCAGTGATGTGTGCAGCGAAAGTTAGGTTTAATGGATTAGACATTTCCTATGTCACTCCCTCTTGGTGCTAAGTCCTCCATGGCTCGGGCTTCATCAATGTTGATGATGCCTGCATCGAGGAGTTTGACGATTATGTCTACTCGTTCAGTTGGGTTGCCTCGCAAGAAATCATCCATCTCAACCTCGACGTATTGTCCCCGAGGTGTGATGTCATCCATGCTTAAACGGCTTTCGAGGCTGTCCAAGTATGGGCGTAGTGAAAAATCAAGCAGTGAACGGCGTTCAGCTGAAACGTTTGAATAGGTGCTGGTCGCTGACTCGGCATTGATGTACCAGGCTGGGATGTTCATAACCCGAGCAATTTCTGATGCTGTGTAGGCTCGAGCCTCCGTCAATTGCATTTGTGCAGAGTCAAGCCCTACAACCTCAAGATTGATTGGACCCTCAACGTATGCAGTTGAACGAGTACGGCGAGCGTTCTTAAATGCTGTTAATAGTTGCTCTTTCTGGTCTGCTGGCAGGTTCATGCCCTCATTGCGTAGCACCATTGCAGGGATTGGCTCTTGTGCCATGCGTAGAGCTGCGGCTTCAAGTTCGATTGCGGCGTTAATGGTTCGAGATGCTCGAGCAAGTACGCCCTCATCTGGACCCCAGAAAACAATTAGTGAGCCAACACCTTTCATTGGCACATCCACACCATCGACTGTGTAGGCAAGGATTAATTGACCAGTGGCATCTGTGCGAGCGTTCACTCGTAATGGATCTAGTCGTCGAGCTTGTGTGACTCGTCCGTCCTCTGGTGAGGTTGCCAAGATTTGCCAATAAGCCCTGCCATAGAAAAGCAAGTCATCGATAGTCCAGACAACAGTTGTTGAACGAGCAAGCCCGGGGTCTGGCTGTTTGATGATTGGACGGTTAGGGATTTCTGCTTCGGTGGACTCTAAATAAGTCTGCATTTCCAAAGTAGCAATTGTGCCAGCGATGATATTTCGGGCTCGGGCTACTGCTGGAACAGTCATAGCGGCTCGTCTAGACACTGGTTGCAAATAACCCAAGTCTGGTGAAAAGCCAAGGTTCATTGGGTTTGGCGGAAACATTTCCGCTGTGGCTGCTGTGACGTCTATTTCGGGCATGACGAAAGCAGAGTTAGATAAACGCATAGCATTGAGTAACCCCACAATGACAGACTATCGAAATTTTGTTCGATAACGAAATTATTTATGTGTATTTGTAAAGGTTTGGGCGTTTTATTTAACCTGCAACGAGGTGCGGTCAATCGAAATGTTTGCAGCTGATAAACAGTCACCATAATTTAAGTGATCTTGAGTCGAACAACCTGAGCGACAGTTCGCTCCTCGGTTGCACTCCTCACAGCCCTCAATCCAAATTGGATGTTGTTCTTTGTGTTCAGTTGCTGGCATTACGACCATGTTCCAGAAATGATTGGGTAAGCGTTTGCGTTAGGTGTAATCCTGAAAAAACTGGTGCTGTTTGCGGTCGGGTTTCCACTAGTTGGAGTTGCCGACTGAGCAAAAGTTGGAGTCAAGGTTCCGCCATTCGTTGCATTTGACTTGAACCAACCTGAGTAACGGATAAGGGCCGTACCTGCACCAGTACCTGCCGTACCTAAACTCAAACTGGTTGCCGTCGAGCTAGCAGAGCCTTGGATAGCCGCTCCAGTTGCACTCGACGTTGTCATCATGGCTGACCAGTGCAAATACTGTTGAGCCTGACTAAATGTGAAACCAATTGTGTAGTTACCACTCGAACCACTTGCAACCTTGCTAATTGAAACATAAGCCTCAAAATAGTAGGCAGTATCAATGTCCAGTGCGATTGCTTGTGAGCCACTAGGAAAAATCGGGCTGAGTGTTGTGCCACTGCCAGTCGTTGCTGATGTGAGGACTTGGGCGTAACTTGTTCCAACTGGTCCTGTTGGTCCGGTACTGCCAGTATCACCTTTGTTGGCAACTATTGCCCAATAGGTAGCATTTGTTGGTACTTTTGCGAGGGTTCCATCGGTATAGCAGTAGTAACTGCCCCCTTGATAAGAAACTACATCACCAGCGTTATAGGTCGTTGCAGCTGAATAAGCACCAGCAGGTGCATAACCAAGGGTAAGCAGTTCCCAATAGGTACCAGCTACTGGAGTATTACCTGTGCTAGTTGCCTTGCATCTAAAACTATGCCCATTGAAATAAACAACGTCGTATGGAGCATAAGTTGTGCCAGATGAATAAACGCCCCTCGATGTATAACCTTGACCAGTAGCACCAGTTGCTCCAGTAGCACCTGTATCACCTTTAGGTCCTGTTGCTCCAGTATCACCCTTAGCACCCGTTGCCCCGGTATCGCCTTTAACACCCTGAATACCCTGTGGACCAGTCGCACCTGTTGCCCCTGTCGCTCCAGTTGAGCCTGTGTCACCCTTAGAGCCCTGAATACCTGCAACCTGCTCAGAGATAATCGCTGGAGTTTCAGTGATCTCAATAACGGTTACATCGTCAGTTGTTGTTATATCGGTGACTTGCTCGGTAACGCTTACTGCGTAACTCATGCGGATACCTGACCATCGACTGTGAAACGACCTTGCAGGATACGCACAACGTATGAGCCCGAGCTGAGTTCGATGTCATAAACATAGTTCCCTGCTGTGATTGCCCCTGTCTGAGTGGCTGTCGCTTGGATGATGATTTTGCCATCGTTAGCACCAGCGGTAATGCCTGAGCCTGTAGTCAAGGTCAAAACTGCAGTGTCTGAAATGTTGGTGTATTGGCGAACAGTCATTTTGGCGGTGTAGCCAGTCCAGTTCACTGGGGTTCCAGAATTAGTAACTGTAAATGTCTTGTCGAGGGTTGCACCCTGGTAGCAAGTAAAATTGTATGTTGCAGGTGAAATCATAAATCAACCTTATACCACAGAAATGCCCACAGAGGCTTTAGGCGTTGCGGCGAGCCCTACAGCCATGACCATTGCAATAGCCGCCCCAATGTCCTGCACTGCAGCTTTTCGGGCAATTCGCCATCCGCCATCGCTCGATGGTCGGCGAGCACAAGCTACTAAATGAGAGTGCAAAGTGTCTTGGTTTGGATGGATTAAATCGCCCTGGTTCATCGCTGAGAGGGTTTGGTCACAGTATGTGGAAAAGGTTGTGGATGCCCAAGCAGTTGGAGCGACTGGGACTCCAACTTTGGCAAGGTGTGGGGCAACATGTCCAGCGGTTTTTGGGTCGAACGCTAGCGACCTGACGGAGTAGGTTCTGGCTAGGTGAGCAATGTCCGCTGCAAGTTCTCTGTCGTTTAGTCCTCCATCTTTTTGCCATCGAGTGAGGAACACTGCGAGTTTGTCCGCAATAATCTGAACAGTAACAAGGTAAGCCTCTGTGCGATTGAAATTGAGATCCAGTCCCATGTACGTTTCATGCCCTAATTCTAAACTTAAATTATTGTCCGCTCCGAGAGCCCAATTGTTTAGGTTCCAAGGCGAGTCGATGGACTCTACCCATTGGCAAAGCATTTCAGTTCGGATTGCATCGTCACTATCTCGAGCTGCAGCATCTTGCAAAGCATCAAAAGTAATTGTGTGACCCATCGCTGGATTGGCTGCCTGCCATGCCAACACATCATCAGTTCGAGCGTTCTGAGGTGCACTCCACTCATACCAGCCAAGGCGAGGTGACTCCATCAGCAAAGCCCTCTGCCTAAGTTCATTGAGGACCGTTGATGATGCATCACCAGCGTTCGAGGTAATCCAAGTCTGACCACTGGTCGCTCGAGTCAATGGGGTTGCAGCAGTCCAGGCATCTTGCTTAATTTCTCGGAGTTCATCAACATACAGCAAATCAGCGGTCGCACCTCGAGGACCCTCGGACGTTGCAGCCCTAATGCCATACTTGCGTATTCGTTTGCATTTGGTGTTGCACTCTTTTGGGTAATGGTGGCAGTAGATCTCTAACTCCTCCTGACCATTAGTCCGGGACACTCGTTTAATCCGTTTCCGCATCCAAGGCAGACTCTCCGCCATGTCCACAACCTGTTTGAAAGTGTCCAAAGCTAGTTGGCGGTTCTGTGCCATAGCCACAATCGAACCCTCACCAAACACATACAATCCAGCAAGGATACGCATCCGCATCATGTGAGTTTTGCCGTTCTGACGAGCAACAAGAATTCCACAAGTCGAGCGAACAAATTTGCCCGAGTCATCAATGGAGCAAGCATCATCCATCACATACTGTTGCCAAGGTAGCAACGGCATCCCTAAATCATTTGCTAGTGCTCCGACTATTGGTCCCAGACTTTGCCCGAGGGGTTTTGGACTTGCTATCCGAGGTATTGACGAGCCGTAAATAACTTTCGGCGTACGCTGTGCCATGATCTACCTCCTCCACAAGTGCCTTGCTAGCATCTCGAGCTAGTGGAGTGAGTTTCAATTCCTTCATCAAAATAGTTAAACGACCAATCAACGCTGCGGCCTTATCGAGGTCCTCGCCTGAGTCAAAAATTGTGTCAATGCATTTAGCCAGTTTCATGGAGAGGCAGACTGCCCCCTGGTCTGCTGGGCCAATCCACTTTTGAGCCTCTGAAATGCAGTTCCCCAAATGTTCGCTGATAGAGCCTGCTGGAATCAGGTTTGTTCTGGTTGGAATTGGTTTAGTCATGGTGCAAATCCTTTCGATGGTGGGTCAAATCTGACCATCGGGGAGAGAGAACTG